AAAAACCACCACCACCACTACCAACACCAGCGTCTCCAGTGGTCATTTCTACTTGTAATAACCGTTTGAAGTAACGAGCAAATTTACTAGTTGATTTTTCCATATAGTTATTTAATCTATATATGTGGAATTGCTAAAAAAGTATTTCGAAGAGGTTGGAAAAGATCTCGTACTTGATGATTTTAATATTAAAGAGCAGTCGATGCGTTTACCTGCGCGTAAGCATTACTGGGTAGCTAAACTTATTCAAGCTAAAATTGAACGTAATCAAACGTTTGAAAAGAAGAAGAAACTTAAGAAAAATATTACTAAGGAGGTAATTGCAACATCACCAGTAAAGTTATCTCAATCTGCGGCAGAGCAAGCAGCAGAGAGACATGAATCACTATATTCATTAACGTCAAAAATTAAAGAACTAGATATTATTATTGAATATTTAGAAAAAGTTGAAAAGACTATGTCACAAATGGGATTCGATATTAAAAATGCTGTTGAAATTATGAAGATGGAGCAGATGTAATGATAGAGTTTGACTATAAAGGACCTACTGCGAGACAACCTAGTAAATTAATTATAAGATGTACTGACGCAGATTTGTTTGAAAATATTCGCGAACATTTTTCTGTAGAAAATATTGGTGCTCGATTTGCTAGAAGATATGCTCGTTTTGCTCCAAGACGTAAATATGTTATAACTCCAACTGGTACGTGCGAGTTGGGAATGTACTGGGAAGTACGTCAATATCTAATAAAAAATCAAATTAACGAAGAGATAGTTGTAACAGACAAACTATCTAAGGCCATTAAAGTTGGTATTAATGTGGATTTATTTGATAAGTTTAAATTTACATTACGTGAATATCAAGAAGAGGTAATACGTAAAGCTATGAGACTTGGTACTGGTACTTGCGTACTTGGAACTGGGGCAGGTAAGACATTTACTACAGCAGCATTAATTGAAAACTTCTTTAGGGTATCAAAAGACAAAGATACCTTTAAATGTTTAATGCTTGTGCCAGATTTAGGTCTAGTAACGCAAACGTATGAAGAGTTTTTTAACTGCGGTACTACATTTAAGCTTACAAAATGGACTGGTAAAAATAAACCTGACCTTACAGCTAATGTTATTATTGCAAATATTGGAATTATACAAAGTCGGTTTGATGATAATGATTGGTTAAAGTATATTGATTTACTTATTGTTGATGAATGTCATAAAATTACAGCTGGTAATAAAATTTCGAAAATAGTTCAGCAAATTAAAACTCCTAATAAGTTTGGGTTTACTGGTACCTTACCAGAAGATCAACTTAACAAATGGTCTATTATTGGAAAGCTTGGTCCTGTTATTTATGAAAAATCATCCTTCGAATTACGCTTAGAAGATTATCTAACTAATGTTAGCATTAAAATTTTAAATATTAACTATAGTCCGAGGCCTCATTTTAGTGGTCAGACTGGTTATAGAGATGAGCTTGAGTATATTTATAATAATGATAAGCGAAATGATATCATCAAATCCCTGGTTAGCAAGCTTTCTGCTAATACTCTTATTATGGTTAATCATATCGCTCACGGTGATGTTATTATGGAGTATCTCCAAAAAGTAGAAGGTAAAAAAGCTTACTTTATTCAAGGTTCGGTTGATGTTGAGGAGCGTGAAAAAATTAAAGCATTAATGGAGAGAGAAACTAACATCGTGGTCGTCGCGATTAGTGCAATTTTTGCAACAGGTGTTAACATCAAAAATTTACACAATATTATTTTTGCGTCTGGTGGTAAGAGTTTTATACGTACAGTGCAATCTATTGGCCGCGGCTTACGTAAGCACGATTCAAAAGATAAACTCATTATCTTTGACATTTGTGATCAGCTAAATTATGGAATAGCACATTGCGATAAACGTAAGTCTATCTACGATAAGGAAAAAATACTGTATAAGGAAGTTGATATATCATAAATTTAACATATAATATGTTAACATGTCTAAAGAAGAGTATTATATTAAGCCTGCCGAGTTTAAGGCGAGTCTACAGAAGTATTACGACTCGGACGTCTTGACCGACGACCTGGCTGAGAATATTAAAAAGATCGCCTATGGCTTGAGCTATAACGGATCCTTTATTAACTATTCGTATAAAGATGATATGATTGGTGATGCATTAATTAAAATGTATGCGGCATTAAAATATAAAAAATATAGGTTTGAGACCAAGTCTAATCCTTTCTCGTATTTCACAACTATTGCTTATCACGCATTTATAAATCGCATTAAGAAAGAGAAAAAACATCATCAAACTATTACTTCATATAAAGAGAAAGTATATGAGGAGTATATGACAGATCCTAGAAATACACACGGTACTGTTTATGTGAAGCCTATTGATGATGATTCCGACTATTAAAAAGAATAAAGTTGCTATCTTTAGCGACTTACATCTTGGAGTACACTCTAATAGTTCTGAATGGCATAAGTATGCTATTGAATGGGCTAATTGGTTTCGTGAAGAGTGTCGTGATAAAGGGATTAAAGATCTTATTTTTTGTGGGGATTGGCATCACAACCGATCAGAAATATCTGTTAATACATTACAAGTATCAGCAGATATTTTAGATATGTTTGAAGAGTTTAATCTTATTGCTATTACTGGTAATCACGATATTTACTATAAACATAGAACAGATGTAAACTCGTTATCTATTTTTAAAAATAGAAAAAACGTTACCATATTGGAGCAATACCAGACGTTAGAAGCATTTGATAAAAAGCTTTCTTTCTGTCCATGGAATACTCCTACTAAGGTTATTGAGGAAAGCGATGTAATCTTTGGTCATTTTGAAATTGAGACCTTTAAAATGAATGCCTTTAAGATTTGTGAAGAGGGTGTTAGAGTTAAAGATCTTCTCAAAAAATCTTCTCTAATTATATCCGGACATTTCCATACTAGACATGAAAAGCAGTTTGGTGCTGGTACTATTTTGTATGTTGGTAATCCCTTTCAGATGGATTTCGGGGATGCAGGTAATCGAAAAGGCTATCATATACTAGATTTGGATACCTTAGAATATGAATTTTTCGAAAATAACGTTTCACCATGCTATGAAAAAATTACTCTTAGTGAATTAGTAGAGGAAGGTGATATTACACCAATCGTCAAAAATAAAATTAGTAACAATATTGTTAAGTTAAAAGTAGATAAAAATATCTCACAAGACGATATGGATATTCTTACTGCAGTATTTAACAAACTACAACCAGAACAGCTTTCTATAGATTATGATATTAACTTTAATAGAATTTTAGATAATAGAGATAATATTGAAGACTTATCAGGGGTAGATGTAGAGCAAGCCATCGAAGAGTTTATAGGAACAATGGATTTAGATGATGCTAAGGCTATAATTGAATATACGTTAGGTTTATACGAGCGTTGCAAACAATGAAACAGGTTAATTTTAAACGCGTTGCTATACAGCACTTTTTATCAGTAGGTGAAGAGCCGGTAGTTGTGGACTTCAGTAAGGGTCTACATGTAATCACTGGCACTAATAAAGATAAGCCTGATAGACGGAATGCAATCGGTAAGAGTACCATTGCTGACTCTATTTATTTTGCAATCTTTGGGGATACTCTTCGCGAACTAAAGAAGGACCTTATACCAAACAACATTACAGGTGGTAAGACTCATGTTGAGTTAGACTTTGAAGTTGTTAATGCTAAAGAAACAAACAAATATAAAGTAATACGTAATTTAAATCCTTCAAAAGTATTTATTTTTAAGGATGGTGTAGATATAACACGAGATAGTATTTCAAATACTAATAAGTTTATTTGTGATGTAACAAGTGCTACACCATCTATATTTCAAAACTGTGTTATTATGACTGTTAATAATGCAGTACCTTTTATGGCAAAGAGTAAAATTGAAAAACGGAAGTTTATCGAGGATATCTTTGGTATGGAGGTGTTTAGTCAGATGTTGGCTCAACTTAGAGTTGAATATAACGAACTAAAACGTGAGCATGACATTGTTCAAACAACTTTAACAGAAGTTAAAAACCAAAATAATAATTATATTGCGCAGAAGGAATCAGCTCTTAAAAGGCGTGCTGATAAGAAAAATATTTACATAGAGCGAAAAGAGCATAATATTATCGAAAAGGATAAACTAGGTAAACGTTTAGAAGAATTTGAAGATCTAGATACTTCTAAAATAGAGAGTGATATTAATCATTATAATGAAACTCTTTTAACTGTTGACGAAAAAATTAATGAAAAGACAGTTGAAGTAAGTACTAAGAAAGCTGAATTGTCTCATAGCAAAGCTGCATATGATAAGATAGGTACAGATGAAGCTGAGTGTCCGGTTTGTTTACGTCCTATGGAGGATCATGATGTAGAGTACATGGAAAAGGAGAAAGCAAATCTCAGGGATAAACTTATTAAATTTGGTGAAGATATTAAATTGCTTAATGAAGGTTTAGATAAAGCTAAGATGGCAAAAACTAAAAGTATGGAAGTTATACAAAGTCATACAACTAAGTTATCAGAAGCTAAATTGTCAAAACAAAAGCAACTATATATTCAACAGCGTATTAAACAACTAGATGTTTGGTTAGAAGAGCTAGATATAGATCTCAAAGCAGTGGAAAGTACTGAAACAGATTTCGATAAGTTAATTGTTGATTCTAATAAGAGGTTAACAGAAACTGAAGTAAAGGTTGATAAATTTAGAAAGGATATTTCTAAAATAGATATTGTTAAG